AAGAAATATACAAGCGATGAACTGTTTAATGTAAGATAGTTTTCTGCTTTTGTGTAGATTTGATAAGAAGCATTTGCAGATGATTGTTGTACCAATACTTGTAAAGTTGTAGTATCCAGATTTGTTTCTGGTATATTAAACTTGTATTTTGGATTTGATGTAGAATTGACCGTGAACGATAATGTTGACGGAATACCCTGTTTGATACTTACAGAAGGAAATGTTGCTGTATTAGCAGAAACCGCAACTGTCGTTGAGTCGGTTGTAACAAAGTTATAGTTAATACCATCAATAGCTTCTGACATAAAAGTTGTGAACTTTGGAAGTGTCAATGATGCAGCAGATACTTGATTTACAACAAATCTGATTGTGGCTGCTGGAGACAATGATGATTGTGGTATATAATTTAGTAACTTGGCCTGAGAAACAACTGAACTTCTTTGAATTGCTGAGTCCAAGAACATTTCATTGGCAACCATGTTCAAATAATAGGCATTGTATTGTGTATTATAGGCCAAAACGTCTAACAATGTAGAAAGCGCAGAGCCTTCATAGTTATAATCTTTTAGTGTATCTTGACTTTGTAAGTAAGTTTTCAGATTGTTTTTAATTGTATTAAAATCTAAATCTGTCATCAGAATTTGTGAATTAGCACCAGCCATTTTATCTGTTTCTCTCTAAAAGAATTGTTGTTGTTGTTGGTAGCGTTGCATTTTCTATGTAAAATGTTATCGAAACATTATAGGCATTTAAATCTGGTTGTGATGACACTTTGACACTTTGTATTTTAGCTCTAGGTTCATAATTAGTAATCAGATTTGTTATAATAGTTTCCATCGTAGATGCCACAATAGGAGATATGTTTTCAAATAATAGACCAGTAATCTGAGAACCTAGGTCTGGATTGAATAACCTGTCATAGTTCTGAGTATTTAACAGATTTCTAATGGAACGAGAAACCGCCTGAGCATCATAACTTAACGCAACATCTGCCGTCACAGGTTTCTTGGTAAAAGCGAAATCTATGTCGGAATATATCTTGTTTATGGTTGCCATCTTTTATTTATGAGTTAATCCTGGTCTTTAACTTGTCGGTACCAATATAATTATTTAATATATACAACTCGGTTTGACCTGGACTTGAGAATTGTTTGAGTTGGTTATAATTTGATACAATAGCTTGTGAGTTATAATAGAAGTTCACATCACCGTTTCTACGATTATTCATAAGATTTACTATAACATTTATATTATTAGCAATTGTTGATATTTGATTTGATGTCAAATTACTTGAATATGTTATTGTAGGTGGTTCTCCTCCACCTGAAGAAGAAGATATACTGTTTGCAATTGTATTTGCGTATGCAATTATTGTATTATATGAAGCATTTAAACTATTAGCTATTGTTAAACTAGTAAAATTACCCATCATAGGAGCATTATTTTGTATGTTATCAGATTTGGTTACAATCAACATAACAATTTTACTCACACCAATGACTGAATTGTATGTTGGTAAAGTAGGTTGATCCAAATCCATACCCGAAACACCAGAAATTCTATTTGTATGAGAGTAAAAACTATTACAAGAAGCTACCAAAGAATTAGCCGAACTCATAACATTAGACAAATTTGCTACATTATAAGCTCCTGTTATTATAATAATATTATTTGCAATATTCCATATATTTTTTGTAACATTACCAACAGGATTTTGAAAATAACCACCAACAGTATTACTGGAAACATCTTCAGTTTGCCAAGTATTTAACAATGATGGCATAGAATTCATTGTATACGCCACATTTGCGGATAAAGGAGTCACAACATTTGCTGTGTTTGCGGAATCATAACCTAATCTACCAAAAATACTCATATTATATCCTTTAAATCATTGGACTTAGTGGTGAACTTGTTGGAAAACCTTTATTTCCAATATGTGCATGAACATCAAATATTGTTGTATTCACCAAATCGGTCATCAAACCGGCACTCATCAAACCAAAATTACCAATTGGTGCGTTCACTGAAACGCCGGCATTAATTAAAAGACCAGCATTAATAGTACCTACACAAATAATATTTCCTGGTACAGGTATAGGAAAACCTACTGCGACTCCACCGAGCATCGTAACAAATCCATCTTTACCTGCACTTATACCACCCAAAGGTGATGTATCAACTCTATTATCAGAATATATATTTCCAGCCATAATTTGGCCACGAACCCTCAAGTTTCCATCCGTATTAACACTTCCGCTCTTGATGTGTAAACCACCAGGTCCAGCGCCAGTAGTGAGTGTCATACCAACTTGAGCAGTTACATCAGAATATCCTTCAACCACTTGTGTGAAGTTTCCTTTAATGTGTTGAGTTACATCACCTTCAATATTTTCAATTTTATTGCCCATCACTTGCATGTTAATGTCACCAAAAACTGTAATATTTAATTTTTTGGCAAGATTTCCATCATCTACACCAATAGAAATGTTATGGTCACCAAGTGTGATTGTATAACCATCACCAAATATTTTATGTACCTCATCACCATTTGGATGCATCTCAATGAATGTATTAGCACGATGTTGTAAACGTACCCTCTCACGACCTTTAGTATCATCCAATTCAAACATATGACCAGACCTGGTCTGTGTCACATTATTGTATGGATATTTTGGTTGATAATCTGTATTGGCTGCTGATTCCGGTTCATTCCAGCCCCAAAATGCGTCAGGTTTGTTCATGCCCATTGTACCTTATTAGGATCAAAATTACTTGCCTCTACCGTTGCCATTATAGTATTTGCATTTCCATATGTATTCGAAACATATTGAATAATTGTATTACTGTGGTCTAAATGTGGATCTGTAAATATACCTTTTAAATTATCTGGTATAACTATTGAATCAAGTTCGCTTTGTTGTTTACCAAGTAACTCATCAGCACCAGCCTGAATAGATTTACCCAATGTATCTATTGTAGCACCAATTTGACCTGGCACTGCTGCTACTTGTGCAACAAATGCTTTAGCACCATTCAAGAATCTCGTTATACAATCTTGTACCATTGCTAAGAATCTTGCTGGTAAACTTTGTAAATATGTAATAATATCATTGATATTTTTAACCAAATAATATATAGTTGCTGCTATCTCAACATATTCAGCAATATCTTTTATGAAGTCATTGATATCCTGAAGTGTGGCAGTAACTTTGGCGTAAATAATTGATGATACTCCGGTTGGATCAAAACTTATTGCTGCTATTATTCCTTTTATAGCTAATGTAATAGTATCGTTTAATTTTTTAATTAAGAAAGCAATAAAGTTAGCAGCATTATTTTTACCTTTTTTAATAGCTTGAGTGATTGCCGTTACTGGATTGATAAGACCACCTAATCCAATATCAAATTGAAATTGATATCTAAAATCACAAACATGACTTAGTGCTGAGTTTGTTAATGATATACCTGTACCAGCAACAATACCTCTTGAAATATATGAGTTGGTTGTTGGATTCTTTTTGGCCGTTTCAGCAATTGCATCTGGCATAGCAGGCGCATCTGGTTCAGCTTCTTTACCTGGAAACAAAGGTTGTGGTGAGAAACCTATGTTTGTGTTCCATGGATTTTCTGCCAAGTTTCTAATTCCAGGTAATATTGAAACAATATATGGATTCTGTGTAGATTCACCGTCACTAAAATAACCAGTAACATAAGCACCTGGTTCAGGTACATTAAATGAACCTGACATATTTGGTCCTGTCATTAATGTAGACCAAGGCAAGGCCGCTGTAGGTAAAGAAATCAAATCTTCAGTATGATAACCAAAGATACGAACTTTCACACGACCGAGTTGTAATGGATCATCAATGTTTTCTACAACACCGATCCATGATTTACCAATAAAATTATTCATTTTTTGCTGTTGAACTGTTTGTTGAACCTATTGGAGTTTCGTAACTCTCTTTTGCTAATTCCATAATTGTCTGATAAGCACCTTGTGATTGTAATACATGACGTACAGCATTCACCAAATACTTACCTGAGTAGTATGGATCTAATTCTTTTTTATCACCAGATGATGATAAATTATATATGTTAAAGACCACAGTCTTACCGACAGTAAGTCCTGGATCACCAGGAACAACCACCTTCAACAATGTAAAGTTGGCTAAGCCAATCTGTGCTGTTCTATTTGGAACGTAATTCTCAACATATACATCATTTGCAACAGAACCTGGTGAATCCTTTATGTATGGTACTTTATATTGTTCCGAATTACCAACCATAACTTTTACCACACTCTTTGAATTCTGAGTTGTTTTAAGACCAAATCTATTTGTATCGTTTATTGAAATACCATTACCTGCACCATTCATTGGTGTTGCGGTGTTTTTTTTGTATGTATCATAGTTAAAATCTGTAATCTTAAATGACCGAGTTAGTGGGTCAACTGATATCAATCTGTTTGCATATGTACCAGAAGATATGTCATTTAAAACATCAAAAGATTTAACAAATTCATAATCCAAAACTGTTCTTATCTTCTCTTCCATTGGCATTTCATGGTTTATCTGCTGAACTTTGTAAGTATTATATGGATCTGCTGCCATCAAAGTTCTTAATGACTTGAAGTTGAAACCTTCTTTGTTTTCAAAGAATAACATATCAGCGCCAGCAGGCTTCTGTGTCTCAGGTCTTGCATAGGTAGACAACCAACTTATTGCTTCAAATGGTTTTAATGTGTTGAGGTTGAAATTATAGAGTCCTCTAGTGTTCTCAATATTGAGTTTCTTTTTGATTTTTAAATCAGTTTGTAATATTCTTGTTACAGTCTTGTATATTTCTTCACCACCATCTGGTGCACCTTTTTGTAACTTAATAGATTCAGATAACATTAATTCTTCAGAACAGAAATGTAATGTTATTTCTTCCGCTCTGTGATTACCAACCTGTTTTCTACTACTTGTATATATTCTAAAGGTTCTTGATATGTTTTCTGTGGATGATTTAACTCTACCAAAATTCATTCGTAAATATTCATAACCTAAGAGTTGAAATTTTTGTAATAGACCTTGGCCGTCATATAATGTAGCAGAGCCAGACACAGAGAAACTATATAAATCTTCAAAATAAGAAATTTCTGTAACCAACTTTTGAACTAATATTTCTTGGCCTGTATGTGAAATGATAGTTAAATCATTTATACTTGCACTTTGTGAATAAAATAAACCACTCTCTGGTGGTGTAGTTGTTGTTTCAGCCATCTTACCTCATCAAAGTTCGTAGTTCTATCTCAAATTCATTAACATAATTTTTATTCAATAACTGAATATTTCTTTTTGATTCATTCAATTCTAATTCATACGTGTAATAATCAACGGCTCTACCACTTGTTTTCACTGATACTTTTCCTGTTGGTAATGTGTATGTTGATGTGGCAGATACAAGACTATTGTATGTGTTTTGACTTATCACAATCGTGTTTTTAGATATTGTATTAGTTGATACATCAGTTTGTTCAACTATTTTTTCGTAATGATGTGCTGTTGAATATGGATTAAATGCCGTATACTTATCAACAATATATTTCTGAAAATTATTTCCACTTAGTGGCCAATCCCATTGTGGATCAATTATTCGATTTGCAAACAGAACAATCCAGTAACGATAAGAGTCGTTGTAATACTTATGTGCAACGATTTCTGGTGTATCACCTTCTTGTATGTCATATGTGTAGTATAACAAAGGACTTTTTAATGCTTCTGGTAGAATGTTGGCACGTGCCAGAAGATTTGTCAGAACTATGGTACCACCATTATAATTTGTGGATAATATCTTTGGTAATGTATTAAAGTATTTCATTTTAATAACCTTGTTCTATCTTAGCTCTATCAACAAGCACAGTTTCTTTGAAGCTCAAGTCCATTGTAGTTTGTGTTGGTTGTCCATCTTTATATGATGACCATCCGTTTGGTGCATAATTTACAGTCACATTTTGTAATACACAATCTGTTAACTTGTTGATGTTTGGATTTACTCTACCATCTTTTCTGAAAGATAAATTAAAAACACCAGGTGGTGTATAGAAGAATCCAGCAGCACCTGTAACGATAGTTGGTGCAGCATATGACCTGAATAGTTTAATTATTTTCTGAACCTGTTGTGCTTCCCGAGCAGACTTTGGTGAAAATGTAAAAGACATTTCAAATGTTCTGAAATCTATACCCTGAAATAAGACCTGTGATTGTGGATTAAAAGCATAACCCATTTTGTTTAATGCTAACTTTGCCGCCGGATTATCCATCACACTTTGCACAAATCCAGGAACCTTTCCGAGTATTCCAGGCAAAGAAGAGGCCGCACCCATTATTGTTTCTTCATTATAATCGGCAACATACTGGAAACTCAAAGAATCTGGCATATACAAGGACACAACTGCTTTCAATTCTTTCTGTACACTCATCAACTCAGCTGCTGTTGTTCCAAAAGCGTTACCGTTCAAAAGACTTGTTACACCATTTTTAACATCTGTTCCTAATTGAGTGAGTGCTGCTTCCGCTTGAGCATCAGTCATAGCATTGAGTTCTTTTACTTTATTACCTACAGCGGTTCCTACTTCTGTTGCAGTTTTAACTGAATAGTCTATAACATCTTGTATAGATTTAGATTTTGGTTGAGATATTTCAAAAATAATAGCATGACCTTTACCCACAGAATTCAAATCTGCCGGATATTGTATAGAATTATAGTTATATATGGATTGAAATAATGATCCTAGGGGTCCACTAGCAAAATCTGATGCTGATTTTGCGGCATCACTTTGTATATCTGATCCGTTTACATAATTAACCGATTGTGGGTCGTTTGGTTCTGCCATGTTCTGTCTTTATGAAGAAGTTATATATACTATTTATGGCGTATTCAGGAACATTTAGACCTACAAATCCTCACAAATATGTTGGGGACCATACAAAAATCATATACCGCTCTTCATGGGAATGTAGAGTGATGAACTGGCTCGACAAAAATCCAAACATTATATCTTGGGCTTCAGAAGAGGTAATCATTCCTTACAGGTCTCCAGTAGATGGTAGAATGCACAGATATTTTCCTGATTTCGTAGTTAAATCCCGTGGAAAAGATGGTTCAACCAAGACTATGATGATTGAGGTCAAGCCAAAGAAACAAACTATGGAACCAGAAAAAAAGAAACGAGTTACCAAACAATACATCAACGAGGTGGTTACATGGGGTGTCAATCAATCTAAATGGAAAGCTGCCACAGAATACTGCCTTGACCGTGGTTGGCAGTTCATGTTAATGACAGAAGACCATCTAGGCCTCTAACTAAATAGTCCATGACAATAAGACCTTCAATACTCACTACATTATCCGAACAAAAAGCCGAACTCAGCTATCAAACAAATAGTCGAGAGTCTTACAAATGGCTCATGCAGAAGATTGGTAACTTGAGAAATCCAACAGTATCATCTGCCTTGATGACTAAAGAGAAACATCGCTATGTAAGACCAAGCGACCGACAAAAGTTTTTGATGGGTGGTTTATACTTTTTTGTGTATGATCCAAAAGGTAAGGCAGAATTGCCGTATTATGACAGATTTCCATTGGTTATACCACTTAAACGAACACCTGATGGTTTTATAGGCCTTAACCTACATTACTTACCACTTAGATATCGTATCAATTTCCTCAAAAAATTGTTACCACTTGCTATCTATAATGACGAGGATGAGATTAAGAGAATCCGAATCACTTATCCGATACTGGATGCGTCATCCAAGTACAAGGAATTTAGGCCTTGTATCAAACAGTACCTTTACAGTCATGTGAAGTCCAGGATTCTTTCGGTTGAACATAATGAATGGGATATTGCGGTATTCTTACCAATACAACAATTTAAGAAAGCCAAGCCACAAGAAGTGTGGAAAGATTCAGTTAACGAAATAAGGAACTCATAATGGCCGGATCAATTAGTGCCTTTAAATCCAGTTTTAGAACCGACTTAGCAAGACCTAACAAGTTTGATATTATCATTCCTTTACCTGTTGTCTTGTTTGCTGCACCTTTGGTTACCAGTAGAACACTCTCATATCGTTGTGAGGCTACTACTCTACCAGGAAAAACATTTGAGATGCATGAACAAAAGACCTATGGTCCAATAGAAAAGCATCCACATTTAGTGTCATATACAGACATTGATGTAACAATATTGATGGACGATGATATGAAACAGAAGTATGCCTTTGATGCATGGTTTAATTATATCAACTCTAGATTTGACAATAACTACAATTACAAAGACGAATATTCAACAATAATTACAATCAATCAATATAATGTGACAAACAAATTGTCCTATTCTGTTGATTTATATGAGGCATTTCCTACATCTATGAACCAGATGGATTTGGATTGGAGTAATGACGGCGTACATAAACTGTCCGTTACATTTGCATATACTTATTGGAGAAACAATTCTCTATTTTGATTTAATTAAGGAGTTATTATGGCTTTACCAAAAATTGATGTACCAACATACGATATTACATTACCAGTTTCAAAGAAAGAGATTCGATACAGACCTTTTCTTGTGAAAGAACAAAGAAATCTATTGATGGCCATGGAATCAGATGATTCTTCGGCCGCTCATTCGGCTATTCGTGACATTCTTTATAATTGTACCTTGACTGAAGGTATTGATATTGAAAAGTTACCTATTGTTGACGTTGAATTCTATTTTATTAACCTCAGAGCAAAATCTGTTGGTGAAGTTATTGATTCAAAGTATCGTTGTAATAATGTTGTAGATGAAAAAGAATGTAACAATCTGATGGAGTCAAATCTGAATTTGCTAAATGTCAAGGTTGAAATTGATGAAAAAATTTCACCGGAGATTCAACTGACCGACAAATTAATGATTAAGATGAAATACCCTGAGTTTGGTATCGTTAAAGATTCTATTAATATGGAAAGTGATACTGATATTACTTTTAATATGCTGGCTCAAAGTATTGAATACATCTATGATGGTGAACAATTCTACTATGGACATGAAACACCAATTGCTGAGATGGTACAGTTTGTTGAAGGCATGAACCAAGAACAATTTATGAAGATTGAAGAATTCTTTAATAACTTACCAAAGTTAAAAGAGAAAGTTGAAATGACTTGTTCCAAATGTGGTTTTCATCATGTGATTAATGTGGAGGGTCTAGAAAGTTTTTTCGGATAACCTTTCGCCATGATGATTTAAAGAATTATTATAAAACTAATTTTTCTTTGATGCAACACCATAAGTACAGTTTGACAGAACTAGACAATATGATGCCATGGGAAAGGGACATATATGTTGCAATGCTGATACAGTATATTGAGGAAGAGAACCAGAAGATAAAAGAAAAACTAAGAAAGTAAAATGGCAAAACCTTCAGACGATACAAAGAAAACAGCCAGCTCGATGTTTAGTCGTGTTGGTAAATCTGCTTTTGGTGGTGCCAAGAAGGTGGCTTCCTCTGTCGGAAAATTATTCACTAAGAAACCAGAAAATGTTATACCACATCTTTCAGGTCCGACCGAAACTCTAGGTGAAATCTTCAAGATGATGAAGCTTATGGATGAGGATCGTAAAGCCGCACAAGAAATGGCAAGTTCTCATGTTGAAGAACAGAAACACGAAAAAGACAGACGCAATAATGAAATCATTAAGGCGTTAACCGCTCGCAAGCCACCAAAACCACCAAAAGTAAAAAAAGAAAAGAAGGTTGAGGAGAAGAAGGTTGAAGAAAAGAAGCCTGAAGAAAAGAAGGTTGAGGAAAAGAAACCACCAGAGAAAAAGGTTGAAGAAAAGAAACCAAAAGAATCAGCTGAAAAAGTAAAAGAAGAAAAGAAGTCAAAAGAAACAGTTGACAAGGTCAAAAAAGAAGAAGATAAAAAGGCAAAAGAAACCGCTGATAAGGCCAAACAAGAAGAAGCTAAAAAACCAAAAGAACCAGCAAAACCAACTGCAAAAAAAGAAGAAAGGCCTACGCCAGTAATACCATCAGGTGGTAATGTAGCAAAGGCCACATTAATTGCTGCATTGGCATCAGAAGGTTATTCTCAAACAGCACAGGCAAATATTCTTGCGAATGTAAAAGAAGAAAGTAACTTTATACCACAAACTGAAAATTTGGGAAGATATACAGGTAAAAATTTATTTTCGATGTATGGTGGACCAGAAGTTAAACAAACTAAAAGTGGCAGACCATTAAATGCTGCAGGTAATATTATTAGATTTCAATCAATTGAAGAAGCTAATGCTTTGGTGAAACAAGGTCCCGCAGCCGTAGCAGAAGTGATATATGGCGGCAGAATGGGTAACAAAGAACCTGGAGATGCTTACAAATATATTGGTCGTGGTTTTATACAGTTAACAGGTAGAGAAAATTACGAAAAAGTCGGTAAGCTGATTGGTGTGGATTTAGTTAATAATCCAGAATTGGCAAACGATCCAAAAATTGCAGCAAAAATTGTACCGGCTTTCTTTAAAGTTGGTGGTAAAAAACCAAAAGATTTGGAAGATATTGATAAAGCAATATCTGCTGTTGGTTCTGCTAGTGAAAAATCTAGAATAGAAAGAAGAAAATTATCTCAAGACTATCAGAAGAATGGTTTTGGAGACCAATTAGATGAATCATCAAAAACAAATGCTGATGGCAAAAAAGAACTTAATGCTCAACAAGCACAAAGTCAACAGAACATAAATGTGATTAATCAGAATACAAATCAAACTGAACAAAAAATGCCAGACAAACCAACTGACACAAATCCATTACTTGCAAAAGTTAAAGGTCAAGCAAAATGAATGATAAATTAACGTATCAACAAGCCAAGAGATTAAGAGAACAATCTCTTACATCTGTTTTCTCTGACCAACTCATTATGGGTGAAGGTTATGGTTCTGCCATTGGTAAAGCCATATCATTAAAGACAAAAGCAAAGATAACTGGTATCAAACAGAAATTTGATCCACTCAATATTGCTAAGATTCTTACTGGTGGTTCTCGTTTAGGTCCTGCTATTGTTGGTAAGATGTTAGGTCGTTCCAGAAAAGATATTGAATTCTTTGCCGGTCGTGCTAGACCTGTAACAAGCCGACAAAAAAGAATTGGTGCATTACCGGGTAGTGGTGAAGATACTACAGGAATGTCAGTAGTTCTGGATGATATATTAACATTCTTACGCAAGAGCCATGATGATGATATGATTCTGAGAGAGAAGGAGAACAATCTACGAGAAGGCGAAAAACATGAAGATGAAAGACGCCACAAGAAATTAATAAAGGCCTTAGAAAAGGTTGGACTAGGCGGTACTGCCAGTAAGGTTAAATCTGATAAACCAGGTTTCTTTGATGGTATATTTGATTCTATCAAAAAGTTTGTTCAAGACATGATAGATAAAGCCATGTTAGCACTTGATTGGATAAAGGATTTGAAAGCATTTGCTGGTAGTGGATTGTTTAAGATTATGTCCGGTTTATTAAGATTAGCAGGACCAGTTGCTATTGCTGCACTTATTGCTTTTGCTGCCAAAGAAGCTGTTGAAGCTATTGGCCAAAAACAAATTGACACAGCAAAAGACCTATTAGAACGAAACAAGAACCGAGAATCATTAACTGAAGATGAAAAGATAATACTGGATGCTGAGATTAAGGCTGCAGGTGGTTTAAAGAAATTAAACCAAGTTATGGAAACAGCAAACGCTGTGCCTATAGAACAAAGACAGATAGAAGCTAGACCAGATACTACTGGTGGTAAAAATGCTCAACGGGCAAAAAATTGGGATATGAAGTTTGGTGCAACACATAATCCAGATGGAACACCAAAGGCATTAGGTTATGTGAGTGATGCTGAGCAAATTGCCAGTATGAATAAAGCTAGTAATGATACGAGTGTTAATGATGCTGAGATGAAAAAACTTCAGCGACAAAATGTTACAACACCTCCGCCACCAGCAGCAACACCACCTGCTTCGGCTGCCGTTTCTTCAATGTCTACCGAAAATCAAAATCTGAATATGCAGGCGGCTTCAAAATCTATGACAGTACCAAAAACAAATACAAATGTTGTCAATAACAATAATAAGGTTGCACCAAAGCCAAGAGCACCTATTATTGCTGTTCGTAATACCGAACCTACCTTTATGCAGGCAATATACAATTCAACGAGAGTTGTTTAGCGCAAGAAAAACCCCACACTAGGTGGGGCAAAACACTTCAGGAAAAGTGAAAATGTTTTAATCTTCAGCTAACTTAGAGAAGTAAGCCAAATCTTCATCTGTCTCATCTTCTGAGATATCTGCTGTTACTGCCTTCTTAGGTGCAGCCTTCAGAGTTTCCACAGTAGTCTTAGGTACATCAGTAGCACCCAACACTTTATCTAGACGAGCCTTCAAGTCATCATATGATTTGAATTCTTTGTCAGCAGTCAACGCTGTAAGCGAATGCTGTGATTTCCAAATCTTTTCTAATTCATCATCATCTTCCAACAATGCAGTAGATGACATGAACTCTGACTTATCATAGTTCTGATAACCAGCAACTTTAGTAATCTTCAATTTGAAGTTAGCACCTTTCCACATATCAAATGGATTGATTGCTACTTCATCTTCAAAAGATGGATTCATTGCACCAGTAACCTTTTCGAAAATCTTGGCACCAAACTTGAACAATTTAACTTGTCCTTCGTTCTCTGGATGCTTAGGATCACTTACGATATACACGTTAGCAATGTATGAGAGTTTACGCTTTTGTTTGCGTACAATCTCTTTGTTGGCTTCGATGCCAGAGTTCCACAATTTGTTGTTGTGTTCACATACTGGACATTGTTGACCTTTAGTAGTCAAACAATTATCGATTAACCAACCACCTGGACCCTGAAATCCATGACCAAAGATTTTAGCCCAAGGAAGACCATCATCACCATCAACTGCAGCTGCAGGTAGAAAACGAATAACGGCAAGGCCATTACCAGCTTTATCTACTTCTGGTTTCCAGTAATTGTCTTTGTCGGATTTACCACCTTCTGATGAGCTTGAGAGTTGCTCGATGGCTTTAGTGAGTTTGTCCAGATTGCCTGAACTCTTTTTTAGTTTTGAAAAATCTGTCATGATTTTTACCTTTCTAGTATAAACGGAATATAACGGAGTATTAACGGATTGTCCACATTATTCATAATATGGATTATTTAGGCGTGTTCTTTCAAACACTCCTTCAGTATTGTGGTAAACTTTGGTTTATCATAATCAATAAATGGTGTATACTTTATAAACTTTAATCTCATGGAAGGCCATACGATTGTGTCAGCAATCTTTTTGTCCCACATAGGAAAGAAATTCATAATGTCATTCAAAATAACCAAGGTTTCTACCGCAACACTACTATACATTACTTCTTTCAACAACGATGGATATTGTCCATCTTCAACCATCAACATTTGATTTGGTGATTGTGCATCATTAAGTAGGTGTATTATATCTTGTTCAAAGCGATATGTCAAGCTCTGGTTTCTTTTTTGCCACTTCTTATAGGTTTCTTCACCATCTAGGTTATTAATGTCACCAATCCAGTTGACATCTTTTTCTAGGAGGTTTGACACATAGAAGTTCTTTAATTCTTCCAGTCGGTACTTACGGGATAATTTATAGAAAGAATATTTGTCCTTTCTGTTGGCAAAATTATCGGCAGTAACATTGGACTTTCCGTGGTAACGAATATAATCGTAAGAATCAGTAGTAAAATGAAGTTTAAGCGCATTGAACATGGCAAAGGCCGAGAAGCCAGAGCCTTCCTCAAAGTTGAAAATCATATGGGTAGTTTAGAACTCTTTTTCAATAAGTTGAGTTCTTGTGCTTCTTCACGCAGTTTAGCCTTTAAGGCAGATGAAACTAATGTAGATGCTACATCAATCTCCATACCTGTTTGTTCACAGTAACCAACAATAGCATCCATGATTGAAAGATTTTCTTCTTCAGCCAGTTCCGCTATCTTGGTACTAAATTCACTTATTTCATTTTTTGTCGGCATTTTAACTTCTTGTATAGAATAGATGGTTTCCAATTTTAGCAACATACTTCAGTTTCCATGCCGGATTTACCGAGGTGTTATGATAGTACATTGAATTTGTTTTGTGTATTATATCATGTAATACACCTTCTGTCAAGGCCTTTCTGGCAACAATCATACACTCTTCCCATGCATATTTGTTTCTGACAGGACCAACACGTTCACCAACCCAACTGAATTGATACGTTTGATTTATTTTTTGATATACAACTTCACAGACTGATTTTGGAAATTGTACCGAGTTGGCACGGTTCATAGTTACCTGTGCTACCGCCAATTTACCTTCAAAAGATTCACTTGCGGCTTCATAATATAGATTCTTAGCCATGCATAGAATTTGTTGACCTAGTTCACCTGATACTTCTTGTACCTCTGATACTGGTTGTTGATGACCAACTACAGGTATTAAAGCAAATAATGTAATGAGAATGAATTTCTTCATTAATTCTCCTTGTGTGTGTTAGGGGCCGAAGCCCCAACCCTCAAGTAGTTTTTCTACTGACCTTTACTTCAGGTGCAGTAATAATATTAGACACAAAACCATTCAAGGTTTGAGCCTTGTTGATAATGTCTGATTCTGAGGGGATTGTTGGCAATCCTGGATGTTCAGGTGGTGTCTCACCTTTATTCCTTGCCGTTTCACATTGCATATGCCAAGTCTCTTGTATTCGATTGGTTTCTGCGTGATATACATCATATAACATATCTCTAGCCATTTTTAAAAGTTCGAGACGGATTTCAAAGGGTGTCATGTTTGACATAGTTTTCTCCTGTGTTGTGATAAGTGTGTTAGTGGATTATTTGAATGGGTCCCACCGAACCCATATACTTATTTAGGCTATTAGAAACCTACTGTGTATGCTACAGCAACAACTTTCTGATTGCTGTCACCTTGAACACGGTCATACTTCACTGCAATAGCATCGTTCTTATTCAAAGCATAAGACACAGCATAACGCATTGTATGTGTTTGGTCGCCATTTGTACTTTGAAATGCACTACGGAAACGGTAACCAACCTTAGCAGTCAAACCAGCACCGATTGGTGCAGTAAAACCTGGTTCTACTGAGTAGTAGTTGAAGTCGGCTGTATTACTATATTTTTGACCAATAGCAGTACGAGCATACAATCCAACTGGACCTGATACTGTTGCGCCAGCTTCTAAGCGAGTGCTCAAAGCATTTGTGCCTTCAGTTTGTGCATTTGCGAAAGATACATCACCAGCAAAATTGCCGAAATCTTTCTTAACACCCAAAACATATTGTTGTTGTGCAGCTGCACCTGCGTTGTTGATACGTTGACCTTCAACAGTAACGGTATCACCAGCATATGCTGATACACTTAATGCAACCAAAGTTGCGATTGCTAATTTCTTCATTAAAACTCCTTTTTATTTAAATAAAATGTGGTTTGATTCTGTTACGAGGTACAAACCACAAAACCCTAGTCAGCGTTTAGGCTGCCAATGCGAACTGTGAGTCGTTTGCGTTTACTTTGATTTAGTTTTTACACCTACTCTGGTGAGTTGTCCACTTCTATACTTGTTACCCTGTCGAATCTAGGTCATCCCCATCAGAAGCATACACTCACATATGCTTTTGGTGGAGATGGAGGGATTTGCACCCTCTTCCAGAATACTTTTCTAGTTGCTTCATACAACAATTCAGTCACCCATTTTATTGTAGTACCATATTAACCATCCTATGGTCATCAGGCAAACTATTAATATGATGGGTTCGAAGTAGTCCATTATACTATATTTATTTACGTTTGGCGATAGCTATCAAGCCATTAAAGAGGTACTTGGTTTTGTCTTACTGTAAAAATTACTTAAACTTATTGCACCACTAGTTGGAATACCAGTAACACTTGTATCGACAATACCACCATTTTTATAATATTTACCCAATCTTACTAATCTAGATGCATCCATGTAAACTGTTTTTGTAAAAGTTCCGTTGCCTTGGCCGCCTTGTGCAGCTACAAACGTATTATTACCATAACCTACTGCTTGCCAATATGCATAACCATTATTTGGATTAGATATCCAATTTATTCCATCGGAACTTAATGCAGTTGAAGCAATTCCTCCACCATTAGAGGCAACTGCACAAAAGTAACCGTTACCATATGTCATACTCATATAAGCTTGTGTAGTCGGCATCTCACCAGCAGTCCAAGTAACACCATTATCTGTTGAATATAAAAATTCTGAACCTGTAACACCTGAAGTATTAGGACCCGAAGAAACAAATGTACCATTACCATAAGCAATTGAAGACCAAAATGATGTTTTAGGTAATGTTCTTTGTGTCCAAGTAACACCATCAGTTGATGTTGCTGCTATACTTGAATTATAAGCGACAGCAACAAAATATCCATTACCAAATGCGAGGCATGTTGTCCATTGAGCGTTAATTGGCCATGAAGTTGATGACCAAGTTGCACCATTATCTGTTGATATATTCAATTTGGTTGGTCCCATCGCCACAAATCTTCCGTTTCCGTAGGCTATTGACCTCCAGCTATCATTATCAACCAAGGTCCTTTGTGTCCAAGTTATACCATCAGGTGATGTCGCAGCAATATTCAAACCCAATACAACTGCACAAAAATAACCATTACCAAATGTTATTGCTCTCCATTGTCGTGCAGATGGCATTGCTCTGAGTGTCCATGTTCGGCCATAATCAGTTGAAGTTATTACATCAGTTGTGGGCGCTCCAGGATTTGTTCCGTAAGCAATAGCTACAAATGTACCGTTGCCATAAGCAACACCTGTGTAACTTTGACCTGGACATGTAGCAGATGACCAGTTACCAAATTCTGTTGTGATATTCGATAATTTTATACTACCTGATACTGGTAAAGTCATTTATTTTTCCTTTTTAATTCATATAATGGTTACAGCACATACAAGAGTTAAAATAGGTTCTATGTAGTCCATTATACTATATTTATTTTAGTTTGGCAATAGATTATACAAAATTTATTGCAAGAGATATTCTTTCTTCATCACTTTGACTTGGTTCAACACCGTGTCGTAGAAAGGCAGGAAAGGCAATCAATAGATTTTTTTGTGGAGTAATAAACCAATCAGGATAATTATATTCCGATTGTTCATCAAAATCATTAAATTCATTTAAAAGATCCGGTCTTTCAAAAATTATATTTCCACAATTCTCTGGAGTCTTAAAATAAAAAACCACAGAAAAGGTTGACCTAGAATGCCTATGTGCAATATTATAGTTATCACGTTTATTTATGTTAAACCAATAACTTCCAATTTCTGCAGGTCGGAGTATTCCATATTTTGTATACAGTTCTTGTACTCTTGGCTTGATTATATTCAAAAGAGGAGATAAAAAATCATTAGAAGATTCTACATAACTATCACTTTGCCAACCACCTATGTTACTTACATTTCTACCTTCAGACAATCGTTGTAAATTTTTAATATTATCTAAGTTGTTATCTGAATTATAATCAAGTACTTCAAAAAATATTGGAGTAAAAAACGGACGCATTTCGTTCATAGAACTATTTCCTACCAAAACCAAACGGACACTTTTTAGGTTTTCTGAATGATAGAGTTTTCATAAACGATTCTGCCATCACATACAAATTTTTCAAAGGTACATTTTTTATGGCCAACTTTAACTTGAAACAAGTTTTTTCAGCAGACTTCAATTCTTCCGTCATTTGAACACGTTCTAACTCTACTTTAGAATCATCCTTTGTTCTAAATTTAACATAAAAAAGAACATCACCTCTGGTCATTTTAACTTTCTTGGTATCATCTTTTACTTCAAAACTAAAATCTATTGACCTAATCCATTTTGAAATGTTGTATGTTCCTGGTATCAACATAGTATTTGATATACTATCATTTAGTTCCATAAAAGGATGAATAGATTCAATTGACATATCATCATTTGAATAAAATAGATAAGCCGGAAATGTTGACATAACATATGGATTTGTAGGCTCAACTTGGTCAATTCTATTAATTATAAATTGACTATACTCTTGTGGTACTCCAATAATATCAAGTGTGCCTTTTTTCCTATTAACTGTTATCTCACAATCGAAAGGTGCTTTAATAACAAATGTATTTTTAGTGTATTCTTGAAAGGCAGGGCATTTTAAATATTGTGTGCCTTTTCTTGTTTCTTGTAGGTGTTTAAATAAACTCTCGGGTTCAAAGAATACAATTTGTAATTCAGGTGAACCACAATCTGGTATTGTCCAATAAACTTTCTGCATAATTATTCCTTTTCAATTCATATATTATATACCAGAAATTAAACCTTGTCAATCCCAAGTTGCTTCATTTTCACCAAATGTACCATCTTCTTCTCTTATAGAATTTACTATACTTTCAGTAACTTCATCAGAAGTAAAAGTTAAATTTAACCACTCTTCGGTTATTTCAATAATCTCTTTATCATTAGTCTCAATAAACTTAGCAAGATTTTTAATTTTTGTTGGATGTGTGAAGGATTGTGTATTACCATTGGAATCAACATATGTGATTTCCCATTTATCTTCTTTTAATGTATATTTCATTAATAACCCCACCAAATAAAGACGGCACCGGTTGCGCCAGCAGCTGCAATCCAAGTACCATTTTGTTGACCACCTTGGTCTGATTGAGAACATCCTCCGCCACCGCCTCCTGCACCATATCCAGTTCCAGTTTGTCCTGGTCCTCCGCCTCGACCTTGGCCGCCTAGACCAACACTACCAACACTAACAATGCTTCCTATTGAATATCCAACTGTGGTATTAATATTAATACCACTAGAACCATTACCACCATAAGTTGCTGCAGGATATGATGTAGAATAATCGTTATATATTGCTTGGGTTCCAGTTGATATTGAACCAGTTCCACCTCGACTTCCGTCTGGAGATTGTATACCGCCATTACCTCCATTCGCATAAGCATAAGTTGTGCCATTTACAGTAAAACTAGTTGCGCCACCGGTGCCGCCACTTGAACCTACATTACCTTGGTTTCCGTATATACCATCACGACCCAAACCGGCAGAACCACCGCCGCCAATAGAGAAACTAACAGATTGTCCTGGTGTTACGGGTATGCTAAGTGTATATGCGTTAGCACCTGAACCACCACCGCCTCCACCAACAACGTATCCTGATAATGTACGATATGAGCCACCGCCGCCACCTGCACCGCCAGCTACAACAAGAACACTAATTGTTTTGCCTGAAGTTCTTGGTAATGTATATGATGATCCGTCGGTAATGACACCACTATTTCCTGGAATTGTATATGCTTTGTCGTGGCCAGTGTTCATATCAATCTGACCACTTGATACACCAAAAATATTTCTAACAACCGAATCATTGAGTGAAGCTGCCGCAGTACTGGATGATCCATAGATTTCTTGATTAATATCTGCGAATGAAATTGCACCTGATACAGGTAAAGTCATTTAATTTTCCCTATAAAACTTTATGTACTCCAATAATGTATTTAGGTGGTCTGCCGTTTTCTCTATAAAAATCAGCGGTTCTTCATTATCAACTGCCATAATAATGACAATTTGGTCAATTCCTGTACCAATCAGTTCTTCGTACATGCAGGCATACGCCACACATTGTGCAAAGTAATTGTCAATATCTTCCCTTTTCTTGATTCTTTTTGATGTTTTGAAGTCAATTACAGACAAAACACCATCAAATTCACCAATACAGTCTACACGACCTGCCATTCCAAGGTTGACAGACCAAAGTGTACATTCCTGGTAATGAATGTTATTGATTCGATTTAATAATGGTTTAAGTGGTAGAAACATTGCCTTTGCATCAGGCATAATGTCACCAAGTGCTTCATTATTAAGATATCGTTCACAGAGCGTATGAACATTTGTACCACGGGACGATGCTTTCCGTGATATCTTATTTGCCTCTTCTTCACCAACACGTTTACGCCATTTCATAATGGCTTCTTTGCCTTTTGCACCTATGACCGTGGTGACTGACGGCAACTTCGTACCATCGGGTAGAGTATAGTATCTCTTACCATCAGGAAATGTGGTTGCTTTTAGGTCTTGTAAATCTTTAGGTGGGCAATAATTGAACATAATGTATTCATGGTTAAATTTTTATTTAGTAGTCCATACCACGATACAAACTGTCTCTATATCGTTCCATCTCTTTCAAATTCTTAGCATACTCCGCTAATTCTTGTTCCAAACGTTTCTTCTTCATCTGTTCGTAGTAGATACGAATACTGCGTGGCATCATTCTTTTTTTGCTCATGAACACTTCCTTTTTTGTTGTTACACTTTTTCTTGGAAGTATTAGGTTTCACGGAGGCTTTTTTAACATGCACACTCCTTGTTGGTGGTAAAAATAAAGCGGGAACTTGTGCCATTACCATTCTCTCTGCATCTTAGTCTTATGGCCACCCATAGTGTTTCCTGGAATGGTATCTTTCATACGTTGTATGACATACTTTTCAAATGTGGAGTC